TGAGCTTTATTGCTCTTCCTACTACATAGATATAGTATTATGTTTATATTCATGTTTTACTTAAAGTATCTAGTATTGTTGCTGACTTTTGAGAGGTCAGAACGTGCTATTTACCGTATGTCATTCATGTTTGTACATGTTTTATTAGTTGTCTGTGTAAAATCAGATTTTTAATTCTGAAAGACGTTTCACCTATGCGTCTTTCTAAAAATAAATAAATAGGTCCCCTTTTTCAAGCTTTTATTAAAAAGCTGTGGAGTATTCCACCGTTGCTATTAACGATAAAAATATATGAGGGCTTTATTTTATTACCCTTACTGGGCTTTTGCCCTATTTCTTTTTATTAATACTTTTTCTTTAGAAAAATGTATAGTTTGGAGAACTTAAATCTCCCAGTAGTTACCCTGTAAACACCTCTTTCATGACATTGCTAGTTGCAGTCATGATAATGTGCGTTTAGGAAGATTCCCTGTGTGGGAGTTCGGATTCATTATCCAGTTAGACTATTGACACAATCCCAAAATGTCTTGTGGACGTAATGTGCTGGCAAGCGAAGCATGCCCCCCTTTCTCTAGTGGAGGAGATGATGATCGTTCTATTGAACTACCCCTTTTTAACCCTTTGCCTAGTGGGCGTCGTGTACCTCCGCTATATGCGCAGAGTGCGAAACAACTTCAGTTGTCTGCCGCTTTTGTGGCAAGGGAAAATACCCTTATACAATTGAAGTCTGTCTTTCGAAGGAAAGAAAGTAAGTTATTGAAAGCGAAAGCCAAGGAGCTTCGAAAGCTTCCCAGTGCTTTACGCACTGAAGAAATCATACGTGATTTAGATTGGGCAGATTATGCCCCATCCCAACGAACACAAAATTTCCGCGCTAAACAGCGCGAAGTCTCTCGACGTCAAAATCGAGATCGAAAACAGTCAAAATTACAGGCTGGAATGCCTGATGTGGTTTCTGGAACCATACAAGAACTACTCAAACGAGTAGGTCAAAAAAGTGAGATTATCCTTGATATAATTGAATCGGTAACGATTTTGGTGTATCAAGTGATTCACGCTAGCACAGGAACTGCGCGAGCAGTTGCTATTGCTAGTTTTGTGAAGCATATCTACAAAGGCTCTTTGATAGTGGGAACTATCAATGGAGGAAAGATATTGAATGAGTTGATCGATGAGTGTATCGATCATTTTCAGTCTGACCAGGAGAGTCCGTTTGCTGCGGTTCGTAACTTTTTAACAAGTTATGAAGAAGTCAAGAAGTCTAAGATTTATCTTAAATTGTACAAGTTTGCTATGTACGCGCTATCTTTGTCGATGTTCGACAAAATAGGTGTGACATTTGATTCTTGCCAGTTTGAGGTTCTTGAGGCTGAATCGATTCGCAAAAGACACCATATGGGTGCTGATTTTGTTTTTACAATGTTAGACACTATTGTGTTTTTGTGTGAGAGAGGTCACCAGTTCTTGAAAACTGGTCGCATGGATTCAATTCTTCATTCTGGATCTGCTTATGAACAGTGGTTTGAAGATGCGAGTCAATTGCTCTTGGATGTTAAGTTCATTAGTAATGCTGAGGCTCATGGGATAGATGAGTTTGAAGTGCGATCTCGGCTGTCTGAATTGTTGGATAAAGGCAAGTGCATTTTTGTGCATGCCAAACGAATGGATGCGACTGAGAAGAGATATATCGAGCGAGTTCTTGGTGATTTGAAAATTGCAGAACGTACCTTAATTGGTACTGCTTTTAATCAAAAAACTAGACGATCTCCCTTCTCTTTGTTGGTAAGTGGTGGGTCTTCAGTGATGAAGACCGCGTTTGTGAACGTGCTTCACATGCAATATGCAAAACTGTTTGGATTGCAAATTGGAACTGAGTATAGGTACTCTGTTGATTCTGTCCCTAAGTTTTGGGATGATTTCAAGACGCAGATGTGGTTTCTATTGTTGGACGATGTGGCTTTTATGAAGCCACAAGTTGTTCAAGGAATGGATCCGTCTACGGAGATGGTTATCAAAGTAGTGAACAATACGACCTTTATTCCTGACCAGGCGAAGTTGGAAAATAAAGGTGTAGTTGTGTGTAAGCCTAGGTTTGTAGTGGCGACAACGAACACAGAACATTTGAATGCTGATTTCTTTTTTGCATGCCCTTTGGCCATAAGAAGAAGATTTCCGTTCACTATAAATGTTCAGCCTAAACCTGAGTATTTGGTGGATGGCGTGTTCATGAATTCGGCTGTTGTAGGACCTGTTGCTCGCGGTGAATATTTGGATCTGTGGAAGATTACTGTTAAGAGAACAGTTCCTGCTAATGATTCTTTGGTTGATCAGAAGGCAAAATTGGTAGTCATCAAAGAGTATATGAGTATATACAAGTTTTTGATGTGGTTCAATGAAGTTGCTGAAGCGCATGAACGTATTCAAGATAGTTCGGATGATGCTATAGTTAGTATGAGTTCGGCTGTTTTGTGTCCGGTTTGTCGTGTGCCAGTGTGTCAGTGTTCTGATGGTGTACATCAGACTAGTCCTATTGTAGGAGCTGACGAGTCTAAGGAAGAGTTGGAAGATGATTCCAATCTTATGTTAGATTTGGCTCACTATGATTCTACGGAGCCACCTGATGTGCGGTGTGAGCGTATGAAGGGTCTTCGGGACCGGTTGACGGCGCGCAATGTGCGTGCGCGAGAGCGGATGCGTGTTGCTATGCAAGAGAACCAGGAGACTGAGGAAAAGACTGAATTCGAAAAGTTGGCAGACTATAGGGTGAAAGCTAAAGCGTTTGTTGCTGAGATGAATCGTGAGCGAGAAAAAATTGAAGAGGAAATGTGGTACCACAGGTGGTATACATATGTTATCTGGTGTTTTTTCTTTCCGTTTATTCAGTGCTACATGTATTCTAGCTTTTTCCGTAAGTATGCTAATTGGTCTTATATGACGCCATGGGTTCTAGGGTTCTTTTGGCGCTATTTGAACCAAAGAGTCAATGAGACACGTGTGGTGAAAGCGATTTTTCGCGGTCTTGGGGAGAAGAATGCGGTTCTGATTGGACGCGTTCCAACTGTGGTAGCTCTTGGTGTTGCTGCTGGGTCAATGTTGTTAGTCTATAAAGTAGTATCGAAATCGATTCGGTATATGTTTAGTGAGACTACATCAGCTGTTCTTGTATGTGAACAAGGTCCTGATTGTCCCTGTTATGTAGAGAAGGGACGTTTGCAGGGATCTGTCCTTAGTACAGGAAGGCCGCCAGAAGCTATGATTAGCGAAGTTCATAACGTCTGGCACAACAAGGAGTTGCAAGTGTGTGCGATGGACATTTCGCCTTTGAGTTCGTCGTGGAAGAGTTTGTTGAAGGAGCAAGTGCACCAGAAGGTTCTGAAGAATTGTGTGTTCTTTAGATTTACCTGGTGGCAAGGTGAGAAACAGATGGAGCAGTTTAATCGTGGATTTTGCGTAGGAGGCAATATCTATGTGACAAATGCTCATGCTCTTCCGAGTAGGCTGATTTCGACTAATTCTGATGGCGTTGAGACGCGAGAATGGTTTGAATCGTTTACTGTTGAGATGACTGTTCAGGAAACCCGGGCCGGGGTGACGGCCAACAATAAGTGTAATGTGCGGCGTAGTATGCTTTATATCGACGAGAGTCGAGATTTAGTTGCTATGCAGCTCTTTAGTATTCCATTGAAACCGAGTTTATTGGAATTGTTTGCGCTTGACACGTTTGATACCGCGTGTGAAGGGGTGTTGTTGAAACGAGATCAGACGGGCTTAGCTTCGGTGAATAATCTTTCTGCTATTCGCAGATTGAAAGTTCAATCGGAGCTGGGTGTGTTTGATGCTTGGGAGGCCTCAGCAATGCGACCCACAGTACATGGTGACTGTGGTGCCGTAATGCTTGGCTATGCCCCGCGAGGGCCAGTGATTCTTGGATTCCACTTTATGGGTGGTTTTGCAGTGAGTGTGAGGCGGGTTGTGTCTGTAAGAGTGACACAATCTGACTTGCGGAAGGCGATTGCATATTTTCCTATTCCCTCTATTGTTCCGAATTTTCCAGTGTTGAGTACAGCAACTGTAAAGAGGGAAGTAATAGGACTAAATGCAAAAAGTGCCATTAGGTTTTTGCCTGAGGGCACTGGGACTGTGTATGGTTCTTTGACTGGTGCTCGTGCCAATCATAAGTCGTATGTAGTTCCAACTGTGCTTAAACCTGCTTTGGAGAAACGAGGTTTGCTTGACCACAAGTTTGGACCCCCGGAGATGGGGGGTAAAGGCTGGTGGAAAAAGTGGTTTCGTTCTGCTGAGGGGATCTTAGATCCAGTGACGGACTTCGATCCCAAAGTAATGCAGGAGTGTGCACAAACATACTTGGATGATGTGCTTGCTGGATTAAGTCAAGAGGATTTGAACCAGTTGCATGTGGTGGACTTGGATACAGCTATCAATGGTGCCGATGGAGTTGGGTATGTTGATAGGCTGAATATGAGTTCTGGTGCTGGTTTTCCTATGAGCGGACCGAAGAAGAAGTACATGGTGAGTGCTAATGATCCTTTGCATCCAGATCGAGTCGTACCGACTACTGAGTTAATGGAAATGCTAGATGTAGCTATTTCAAAACTCGAGAAAGGTGAGACAATGGGGGCTGTTTTTAAAGGCAGTCCCAAGGATGAAGCGATCAAATGGAAGAAGGTTAATGATGGAGCAATTCGGATTTTCCTTGGTGGATCAGTGGTTCATACCATCTTGTTGCGGAAGTATTTTGTTATGCTGATGCGCTTGATGAAGAGGAAACGTTTTCTGTTTGAACAAATGCCAGGTGTAAGGGCCCAATGTGGTGATTGGGCCGCCCTGTCTGAGTATCTTACTCAATTCAATAAGGATCGTCTTTTAGCGGGTGATTATGCACTGTTCGACAAGAGAATGCCTGCGTATGTGATCTTGCTCTCCTTTTGGGTCTTTATTAAGATATTGGAGAGGGCTGGATACAGTGAGGCTGAGTTGACAGTGTGTTGGTCGTTGGCTTTTGATGTGGCGTTTCCGACGTTGGATCATGCTGGTGATTTGGTACAGGCTCATGGGAGTAATCCTTCTGGACAAGGTATGACGGTTGAGGTGAATGGCACTGGAGGGTGCATTTATGGACGTTATGCTTATTCCATCGCTAAGTCACGGTTTTTCCGCGAAGAGTATGCTGCTTTCAAGACGCAAGATGTTGAGTTGAAGATGTGGTTGGAGAGCATTAATGCAGCTTATCTTGCTGGTGAGGTGCCATCTGCAGATTTCAAGAGGTTTGTGGCTTTGGCCACTTACGGAGATGATAATGCAGCGAATGTGCACAAAGCAGCGGTGTGGTTTTCCCATACGAGTATGCAGAGAGACTTGGGTGATATTGGTATCAAGTATACCATGGCAGACAAGGAAGCTGAATCTGTACCCTATATTTCTATCGATGAAGTGTCTTTTTTAAAAAGAAAGTTTGAGTTCGATGAAATTATGGGAGTGGTTTTGGCACCCTTGGAGGAAAGTTCTATTACCAAGATGCTTTCGTGGTGTGTTGCGTCTAAGAGTGTGTCCGAGAAGGAACAGGCGTTGAGCATCATTGAGAGTGCTGGGCGAGAGTACTTCCAATATGGGAAAGGGATTTTTGAATCCAAGCAGACTATGCTTAAAGAAATAGTAGAAGAAAGTGGATTGGGCTTATTTGTGAAGCCATCCACTTTTCTTCCGTGGTCCGTACTTGAGACAGAGTATAGGAATTCAACACGGTTTACGGAACCCTTTCGTCCCGCGGGTTCGGCTCTTTTTGTAGAGTCGTCATTAGAGACGCATCTAAACATGTAGATGTAAAATACATGCACTTGTCCGTGAGTATGACGATTAAACTAACTCATTGAGTTGTGGTATAACTAGCCCTTCTTCTCTTATTATATGTTGCAAATAATAAATCATGGTGTGGCGTGAGGCCCACCCAATGTTGCGTGTCTGTACAAGAACAGACACACTTAAGGTTTTTCTCAAATTTAAGTAGAGAATATGATGGGATGTTACAGAGTGCGATGGCGACTGAATCTGCAGCACCGACTTCTATAGTTGGTACTGATAGTGCAGCTTCGACTCCTGCTGTGACGGAACAGACTGTGGTTACTTTTATGGATGAATCATTAGGAATGTTAGGCGGTGAGAGTGGTTTTTACAATTCCACAATGTTCACCGATATCACTCCTTCTGTGGATCTCCAGGAGTTTCTCAGTCGACCTGTGCGTATTTCCAGTCTTTCTTGGACTGAAGTTACAAACGTAGGGGTATTGGCAACTATAACCCCTTGGGCATCTTTTTTTAATGACTCACGAATTAGAAGTAAGTTAAATAACTACGCTTTCGTTAGAGCTAATTTAAAGATTAAGATACTCATAAATGCTTCTCCATTTTATTATGGAGCGGCGATGCTCTCGTATCAACCGATGCAGGTACAAACACCTTCGACCATCATAAATGATGCGGGAACTCGCTACCTCATTCCTTACTCGCAAAGGCCGCACATTTGGATATATCCGCAGTCGAGTGAGGGTGGTGAGATGACCCTCCCCTATTTCAATGTTAAGAACATTTCTAATGCTCAATCATTGACAGATCTACAGAATCTTGGTCAGTTATCGTTTATTATTTATGCTGCATTACAGAGTGCCAATGGTGCTGTTGGATCTGGAGTGTCAGTAGAAATATATGCGTGGGCTGAGGATGTGGTTCTGTCAGGTGCAAGTGCTGGTTTAGCATTGCAGGCCGGGAAGCCACGTCAAGTAGATGAGTATGGGTTGGGTGTGGTGTCGGCCCCCGCCACAGCGTTAGCGAGAGTGGCTGCTATGTTTAGGACAATTCCTTTCATATCGCCTTTTGCTACTGCTACTGAGATAGGGGCCAGTGCTGTTGGAGCGATAGCTAGGATTTTTGGTTTTACCAATGTTCCTGTTATTTGTGATGCCATTCCAGTGCAAACTATTGCGTTTCCGAATCTTTCCACTACTGATGTGGGGTATCCCCTTGCTAAGTTATCTTTAGATTCGAAGAATGAGTTGACTATTGATCCTCGTTCCCTTGGCATTGGTGCTGAGGATGAGCTTGCTATTGCGGATATAGTGCGGAGAGAATCTTATCTGACTACTACCACTTGGTCTACTACTAATATGGTGGACGATATATTGTTCACTTCTGTAGTGACTCCAGTAATGTATGATATAGATGCTTCCACGTTTCCAATGATATATATGACTCCTATGTGTATGGTGTCGCAGTTGTTTGGTGATTGGCGTGGAGATATAGTTTTCAGGTTTCGTTTTATATGCACACCTTATCATAAGGGGCGTGTACGTTTTTCGTATGATCCTTCGGGGTATTCACTTGAAAATATTGTCAATGACGTTAATACCAGTCCAGTAGTTTTTACAAAGATTGTTGATTTGGGAAAGGATTCTGATGTTGAACTAGTATTGCCATACCAGCAGGCGACTGCCTGGTTACAAACCGGACAGGCTTTTTCAGTCTTAGGTTTGCCATGGAATACTACTGTTGCACCTCCATTTCTGTATAATCCTGTTGCCAATAATGGTACAATTACACTTCGTGTACTTACTATTCTCAGTGCTCCCGTTGCTACGTCAAGCATTAAGATTTTGGTGTCTGTGCGAGGGGCTGATACCCTTGAGTTTGCGAACCCAGTTGATCCGCCACAGACTATGTCCACTTTTGCTGTGCAGCGTGGTGAGGCGTATGAGATTCAGAGTGGGCTTTCAGAGCCTATTGCTGAGAGTATGCAAACCATTGTTGCTGGTAAAATGTCGATGCCTGATGATAATCGTTATAGGGTTAATTTTGGAGAAGCAGTAGGTAGCTTGAGACAGTTGATGAGAAGATTTTCATTGTCTTATGTGTACTTGAATAACACCCCTGATACTAATGTGGAAAGTATGGCAGTGCAAACTGCTAGTAGGTTTCCTATGTCTTATGGGTATGATCCGACGGGCATTCATAGTGCGAAGGGGTTGGTTGCTACAACAACCAATTTTCCATTCAATTTTGTGTTTAATACACCATATAATTGGATTGTACCATGTTTTATTGCCCAGAGAGGATCCATGAATTGGATTTTTAACGTAGATGGACAGAACAGTGTAAATTCTATACGTATGATACGAAGGCCTGATTTATCGGGCACTCCGTCTAATATTGTGTTTACATCTGGGTCTGGAACTGACAGCGGAAATTCAAGATTTTATTTGAGTAGGTCCACTATGGGGGGAGGGGGTCAAGCTTTGACTTCCCAGTGGACAAATGCTGGTTTAAATGTGGCTTTGCCTAATTATAACCAGTATCGTTGGCAGAATACGGCGCCGGAGAATGCTACCCAGCCCAGTACGACAGATGGTTCAGATAGGGATTTTTCCCAGCTCGAGATTTCTTTTGAGAATTCTGGAGCGACTGAATCTGTCAAAACTAAAGTATGGAAGTATGCGGCAATAGGGGTTGATTTTGGTTGTTATTTCTTTTTGAATGTACCAACCCGGATCCAGTACCCCTATCCTACTGCCAATTAAAACCCTCTGACCATTGTAGAAATGTCGGTAAACTTTTTCTACATATTTGGTGCCCTAGAGGCCCCGCAGTTTTCTATTCTGCGAGAACAAAAAGTATGTTGCCTTTGAGTAACATTGCATGTTGTATATGCGCGTGGTGCGCTTTGTATATATAGATAATAAAGAATGACCGTTACTGTCGGTCTCTTTTCCCATTGGGTTTTGTAAAACTGTTTAGTCTTTGGACTATAGTGGTTGCTAATAAGTGTTGATTTTAAATCAACTCTGCTGAAATTTTTGTTTTGGGGCAACCTGATTCTTTTTAAAAACAGCAGAAATAGTAAACTTTTAGCATACCACAATCAGTAAAAGC